TGATTGAAACAGTAGTAGCCTTATTAATGTTCGTTAATAACGAAATCAAAGAACACAGAATACAAGAAAATATGGCAATGTGTTTACGTGGTAAAAGAACTGCTGAACGTCAATTTAGTGCAGGTACAAAGTATCAGTGCATCAGGACAAAAGCCGAACTTGAGGATAACATAGACGGTTCAAGGTCAATTAAAAAGATTATAATAGAATAATGGAAAAGTTAATATTTTGGATTATTGTCATCGCGATAGCAACCTATCTTGGAATATACGTTTGGTAGTCAACCATAAATATTTTTAGCAAAAGTTATGACCAAAAAATTAGAAGAATTACTGAATCTGCCCGAATCACAGGAAATTGTGAAAGAAGAAAAAGAGAAGGCAGAAGTACAGGACAAGAAGGCTGAGGACAAACAACAATCATTAGAAGCACAAAAGACAACCATGCGTGATATTGCTGAATTTGACAAGATTGCGGCGGCATTACCTAAGGTAGAAGGACTGGGAGAAATGGGCGATTCCGAGCTCGATGACGTCGGCACACGGGCGATAAGTGCCTATGAGGATCTCATGGACTTAGGCATGAACGTAGAAAGCAGATACAGTGCCCGTATTTTTGAGGTTGCAGGACAGATGTTGAAGACCACTTTAGACGCAAAAGTGGCTAAAATGGACAAGAAATTGAAGATGGTTGACCTACAATTAAAGAAGCAAAAGCAAGACACCAAGTCTGGTGACGGTGATGCAACTGTTATTCCGGGCGAAGGATACGTGGTAACTGACCGGAACAGTTTACTCGAAAAACTTAAAAAGATGGATAAATACAACGATGACAAGTAAATTACAACAGATATTAGCAGAAAGCAAAAGAACATACCCATTCAAAATTGGTATAGTTGGTGAGCCTAAAGACATAGACGTAGGCTTACTAGAAAACGCACTTCAAAAATTCGTAGTAGAAAAAATGAGTTCAGGCAAAAAGACTCCTATTACAAAAAGACCATTGGATTTTCCACACATTGAGAATCAAAGTGTCACATATTTCGACGTAGAATTAACATACCCAACAACAAGTGCTGTATTACACAACTACCTAACAAAATCTTTAGGCATTGCTGAAGCACACATGGTAGTTAGACATCCTAATGAACCAACAGAACAGTATCAAGCAGACAAAGATGATGCTCCATATGAAGCAAAATTAAATTCACCATATGAAGACAGCAAGGACGAACAGAAGTCAGCAGGTTCAAGTAGAGTAATGGATTTATTAAAAGAATTAGAAAAAGACAGAAAAGACAGATCAGCACCAGACGCCGCAAGTGGTATTAAACCAGGCGGTAATGTACTTCCAAACGAAGGCGACAGCAAAAACAAAATGTCACCTATTTCAGGAAAGTCGAAAGGTAAATAATAATATGGACATTAGAGATTTTTTAAAGAAAGTTGATAACATTCAAAACAAAGAGCAGATGAAAGAAGACGTGAAAAGAATACACGTTAAAGAAGCATCGCAAGTTATGTTATATGGTGACACACCAGAAGATATGAATGCTATTGCACAAATATTTAAAAGTGCAGGAGTAACTCCTCCAGCACCAGTTGAAGGTCCTAAGCCAGAAGCAGAAGAAGTTCCAGCAACTGAAGAAGTTCCAGGCAAAGCAAACACAACGCCAAAACCTGAATACAAAGACACAGGTTATATGCAGAAAGATATTGCAGGCGGAATCAACAAGCCAAAAAAAATGTACAGAAAAGATTATCCAGGTGATAATCCAATGGCTGTTGAGACAGAAGAAAAAACTAATTCTATCAAAGAAGAATTACAAAAAGCATACGAAGATTTCAAAAAAAAAGACTAGCGGAACGTCCACTTACCAAGCCAGAAAAGCGTAAAGTCACTCATTACAAAAAGAAATTTGACAAGAAAAATGTCAAAAAAGACTTTATAAAACGTTATGGAAAAGAAAAAGGCACTGCTTATATGTACGCAACCATCAACAAGATGGCAAAGAAAAACGCATAATCAAAATATTTTTCACCTACCTATAACAGCATAAGTATATTATATGAGTAATAAAAGTTTAGATGGTGTATTAACGAAGAAAGCACACACAAGGGAAAAGTTTTCCGAAGAACAGATACAAGACCTTGTTGAGTGTTCAAATACCAAAACAGGTTTTGAATACTTTGCCAGAAAGTTTTTTTATATTCAACACCCAGTTGAAGGCAAAATGTTATTCAAAGCATTTGAATATCAAAAAAATTTATTACACAGTTATCACAATCATAGATTTAATGTTAATATGTTACCCAGACAAAGTGGTAAAACAACCACTGCGGCTTGTTACCTATTATGGTTTGCTATGTTTCATCCGGATCAAACAATATTAATTGCGGCACACAAATACACTGGTGCACAGGAAATTATGCAACGTATCCGTTATGGATATGAACTTTGTCCTAATCATGTTAGAGCAGGTGTTGTAAATTATAATAAAGGATCAATGGAATTTGAAAATGGATCACGTATTGTAAGTGCAACGACAACAGGTAACACAGGTAGAGGTATGTCGATATCTTTACTTTACTGTGATGAGTTTGCATTTGTTAATCCAGGAATAGCAAAAGAATTTTGGACTTCAATATCTCCAACACTAGCAACTGGTGGACGTGCAATTATTACTTCAACTCCTAATTCAGATGAAGATGTCTTTGCAACAATCTGGAGAGAAAGCCAAAACAAATTTGATGAACACGGCAACGAACAGGAACTAGGACAGAATGGTTTCCATGGCTTCACTGCAAGTTGGGACGAACATCCTGACAGGGACGAAAAATGGAAACAAGAAGAACTTGGTCGTATCGGTGAAGAAAGATTTAGACGTGAATACGGTTGTGAATTTTTGGTATTTGACGAAACATTAGTGAACAGTATTATACTATCCACATTAGAAGGTACGCAACCTATTGTGAACATGGGACAAACACGTTGGTACAAAAAAATGGATGCTCAAAAAACTTACGTGATTGCTTTAGATCCTGCTATGGGTACAGGTGGAGACAATGCCGCAATTCAGGTTTTAGAATTACCTACGTTCGAACAAGTAGCAGAATGGAAACACAACACAACAGCGATACCACAACAAATAAGAATATTGAGGGATATTATAAATCACATAAAAGAGGAAACACAGAGCACAGGTTCTAATATCTATTGGAGTGTGGAGAACAACACAATAGGTGAATCAGCACTGCTTGTTATTAACGACTTTGGGGAAGAAAACATACCGGGAATGTTTGTTAGTGAACCTATCAGAAAAGGTCATATTAGAAAATTTAGAAAAGGATTCAACACAACACACAGAACTAAAATTAGTGCCTGTGCTAGATTGAAGTCTATGGTAGAAAAGGGCAAACTAAAAATTAATAGTAAACCATTCATTACTGAATTAAAGGCATTTGTTGCATCAGGATCATCATACAAGGCTAAAACAGGAGAAACAGATGACCTAGTAAGTTCTATGCTTCTAGCCATGCGTATAGTGTCCGTTTTAAAGGATTGGGATCCTAAAGTGTACACGTCATTCAGTCAAGCAGACGAGGATACAGCGGATAGAGTGTACCCATTACCCCTTTTCATTAGTAGCAGTTAGTGATAAATATAAAATATGAACTTACAAGCAATAGGAAAAGACCTTTTTAACAAGATCAGAGGACGATTCCCTGGTGTCACCATAGGTGATTCAACGGGTAAAATTACCAATAAACCAGAGGATGCAAGGTTTTTTGACTTCGAATTCAAAGAAGGTGGAAACGTGCTAGGAAAGGTAAGTATTAGTATAAGCGAAGAAGATGGCTTGGTTGTACTGCATAATAAGGACATGGTTGAAGGCGCAGATGACGGTGTCAAAACGAGTTGGTATAACTTTTTAAAGGAAATGGGTCAATTCGCAAAAGCAAGAGTGCTTTCATTCGATACAAGAGATATCACAAAAAGCAATCTTGAAAAAAGAGACTATGAGTTTTTAGGTCAAGGGAAAGAGGTAGATACAATGAGTGAATCAAACTTATTTGGAACAACAAAAACAAGTTTCCAATCAATAGGAGAAGCGAGACTTGTAATAAAACATTCAGCACCCGTAGACCAATCAGTTGCAGGCGGACGCACACACAAAATAGAATCAATTTTTATTGAATCTCCAGAAGGTGAAAGATTCAAGTATCCAATCAAACATTTAAATGGTGCAAGAGCGATGGCACGTCACGTAAGTGAAGGTGGTAAACCATATGACTCATTTGGAAAACACATAACAGGTTTAAGTGAAGAATTAAGCAAATTAAAATCTTTTAAAACTTACATAAATCGTTCAAACGTTATGGCAGAAGGTTTAAAAGAATATCAAGGTATAGTTGATGAAAGAATAGATTCAATCAAAATTGAATGCGTAAAATTACAAAGATCATCAAACTACAAAGAAAATTTAGAAAGTTTTAAAGAATCAGATTCAATAGAAGTTCCAGAAGACATCAAGAAAAACTGGATAGATGAATTAACAATCAAAACTTTCAAAGAAGAATTACAAGATGTATTTCCTTACATTTACAAATTAGTAACAGAAAAAACAGCAATACAAGATTTAGAACCAGAATCATTTGAAGCACATGGTTATCAAGGTGGCACAGAAGCAAGAAGATATGAGTATGATCTTGCTGGTGACTATTCACCTGAAGAGCCAGTTTCAGAAAAAGATGCTGAACAGGTAAAAGAACTTTTACAAAAAGCAGGTATTAATGCAGATGTACAATCAAGAGAAGACAGATACCAAGGTATAGTAATTCACACAGATGCAGGAAAAGAAGAAGTTGAAAAAGTTTTAGGTGGAATGATTGAAACTATGGGACAAGTGTTTGGTGATTTCGAAGACGCAATGGAACAAATAGTAGATGAAGGCAATGCTTTATTTTCTCAAGATCCAGAAGAACAAAAAGAAGCAGTACAAAAATTAAATCAAATGATGCAGAAACATTTTCCTGTTGGAGTAAACGGCACAAATGGTATTGAAAGCATTCAAGGAATAATAGACGATGAAGATTTCAACAACGCTATTGAAAAAGCGGCAGAAGAAAACAGTGATCTGTGTATGCGTCCAATGATTATGGATTACGTTATGTCCAAAGACCCACAATTGGCGTCAAGACTAGATACAGGAGACATGAAGAAAGAAGATGCTCCAATTACATTTGAAGATATTAAACCATATGTTTCAATGTACAAAGATGAAAAATCTGGTAAGATGACTTATGACGTGCTTAACAAAGATGAAAAATCTGTTTTCAAAACACACGATGCCAAAGATGCAATGGAGTACTTGAAAAAGAATTTTGACAAATTAAGAAAAGGATCAGAAGATCACAGCGACGATGAAAAGGCACAACAAGCCTACAAAGTTGCTAGAGATCAAGGCGACACTGAAGAAAATAAACCAGAAGTTCCAAATGCAACACCTGAAATGGTTGAAGAATTCATCAAAAGTTTCTTTGACTACACATCAAATAAATTTCCAAAAGGTGAAACTGCAATCCTGACTGCTGTTGAGAAAAAGTTTGGAGAAGACTTAATAGGCTCTGCACAGGAGACTATCCACAAGATGACAGCCGGCAACGACCAAGAAATAGAAAAAATCAAAAAATTGGCAGGCGTCAAGTAATTAATCTTACCATTTCCGATTGACTAAATAGTTTTGTTAGTATATATTGACAAGTATGCTTGTCTGTGCTATATTAACAATAAGGCACATAATAATAAAAGGCAATATAGGAGGCTAAACATTATGGCAACACTAGCGGAAATAAGAGCGAAACTGAAAGATCAAGAAGTTAAATCAGGTGGCTCTTCAAGAACAGGCGGAGACAACGCCATTTATCCATTCTGGAATCTAAAAGAAGGAGAGCAGGCAACTGTACGATTCCTGCCAGATGGCGATAAAAACAACACTTTTTTCTGGAAAGAACGTTTGATGATCAAACTACCTTTCGCGGGTATAAAAGGTGACACGGATTCAAGACCAGTACAAGTTCAGGTACCATGTATGGAAATGTATGGACAAACTTGTCCAATACTATCTGAAGTCAGAGGTTGGTTTAAAGATCCTAAGTTAGAGGACATGGGAAGAAAATATTGGAAGAAAAGAAGTTACATCTTCCAAGGTTTTGTAAAAGATGATCCACTAAACGAAGAAAATACTCCAGAGAATCCAGTAAGAAGATTTATTATTGGTCCACAAATATTCCAAATAATTAAAGGAGCATTGATGGATCCAGATATGGAAGATCTTCCAACTGATTCTACAAATGGTGTAGACTTCAGAATAATCAAAACAAGTAAAGGCGGATACGCAGACTACTCAACATCTACTTGGTCTAGAAAATCAAGACCGTTATCAGAAGAAGAGAATAAAGCGATTGAAACTAATGGTCTATTTGACCTAAGTGGTTTCCTTCCTAAACAACCTTCAGAAGTTGACGTTAAGGTAATCAAGGAAATGTTTGATGCATCTGTTGATGGCGAAGCATACGACCAAGAAAAATTTGGTTCGTACTTCAGACCAGCAGGTATCAGTGCAAGAACAGGTGATCCAGTAACTCCGAAAGCAGAAACTCCTGCTCCGGAAGTGAAAACAACACCAGTTGCTGAATCTAAACCAGCAGAGACGACTGCGGCTACAACTGATGATAAATCAGGAAGTAAGGCTGAAGACATCTTGGCGATGATTAGAGCACGACAACAAAAGTAAAGCACATTGGGGGTCCTGTTCGCAGGATCCCCTAACAAAGGGAAAATAAAATGGTAAAGGCATTCGACGTAAGTAAATTTAGAAAGACACTAACTAAATCCATTACTGGTATGAGTTCTGGATTTCATGATCCAACAGATTGGATTTCAACAGGAAATTATGCACTCAACTATCTAGTGAGTGGAGACTTCAACAAAGGTATACCTCTAGGCAAAGTAACTGTATTTGCAGGCGAGTCTGGTTCAGGTAAATCTTATATCTGTGCAGGTAATATTGTAAAAGCGGCACAGGATCAAGGTATATTTGTTGTACTAATTGATTCTGAAAACGCACTAGACGAGCAATGGTTAACAGCATTAGATGTTGATACAGATGAGAAAAAATTATTAAAACTTAATATGTCCATGATAGATGATGTTGCAAAGACAGTATCGACTTTCATGCAGGACTATAAGGCTATGCCAGAAGAAGAAAGACCAAAAGTATTATTTGTTATTGATTCTTTAGGTATGTTATTAACTCCAACAGATGTTGATCAGTTTACAAAAGGTGATATGAAAGGTGACATGGGTAGAAAACCTAAGGCACTAACGGCACTTGTAAGAAACACAGTTAATATGTTTGGTAGTCATAACGTAGGTCTTGTTGCAACTAACCACACATATGCATCACAAGATATGTTTGATCCAGATGATAAGATATCAGGTGGACAAGGTTTTATCTATGCATCAAGTATTGTGGTTGCAATGCGTAAATTAAAATTAAAAGAAGACGAAGATGGTAACAAAACAACTGACGTAAAAGGTATAAGAGCGGCTTGTAAAGTTATGAAAACAAGATATGCAAAACCTTTTGAAGGTGTACAAGTTAAGATTCCATATGAAACTGGAATGAATCCTTACTCAGGACTTGTAGATTTGTTTGAGAAAAAAGGCATCTTAAGTAAAGATGGTAACAGACTTAAATATGTTGATTCAAAAGGGACTGAAATCAAAGAATATAGAAAAGTTTGGGAGTCTGGTGGAGAACTACTAGACAACATAATGAAAGATTTCAACAATTTAATTACTGTTGAAGAACAAACAACTACAAAAGAAGAGGAGTAAGATGTTATCAGGATCACAGATTGTAGAACTTTGGAATTTTTTCAAAGAATACATGGATCGTAAACAACCGATGGATTTGATTGCAGAAAAGTTTGTAGACTTACTTGCTGACCATGGCGTCGAAGACGAGGATTTAAAAGACGCCTTAGGTGCAGATGACGAATTGGACAAGGCAATACAATACTTTTTAGATATCGGTGGCGAAGAAGAGGATTATTAATGGCTGGATGGTATCAGAAAATTGCAAGAGATATTAGTGCAATACCAGAAGCAATAAAACATTATGAGGCAGAACTTGACTCTGCAAGAACAGAATGCAGGATCAGAGGTAATGTTGAGAAGGCTTCTGCCGATATGCCAGGCATAGTTGAACAGAGATTCAATCAATTACAAGAAATAGAAGCAATTTTGCAGTACATGAATATAGAATTGCGTAGATTAAGAAGCAAACACTTCAAAAAATATTTAGAAAATTATCAAAGAGCACTATCCAGCAGAGACGTAGAAAAATATGTCGATGGTGAGGCAGATGTTGTTGATTATGAAAAAATAATTAATGAATTTGCACTTTTAAGAAATAAATGGTTAGGTATCACTAAAGGACTTGACCAAAAACAATGGCAAATCACAAACATTGTTAAATTAAGAGTTGCTGGTATGGAAGACGCTTCTATATAAGCACTACCTAAAAACACATCCAATAAATATTAAAAATGAATATTCCTACCTACGTAATAACCATGATTGGAGAAGGCATTAGCGAAATGTTGGCCCAAGAATGTATAGATTCCGCAAATAAATTTGGCATCCAACCAGAAATTTTTCCTGCTACTTGGGGTGACGACGTAGATAAACATTTTAATGAGCAAGACTTGAAAGTTTTCAAAAAAGGACAAAGTAGAAAAGAAATTAATCCAGGTTTGAAAGGTTGTTTGCTATCTCACTATAGATTATGGAAGAAATGTATAGCAAGTGCCAAACCTATGATGATATTTGAGCATGATAATTTTGTTTTACGTGAAATTCCAGAAAATTTAATGAATACATTTGAAGATGTACTACATTTAGACTTTGCAAGTAGAAACGTAGTAAATTATGAAGATCATACAAAAACTTATCATGGTGACGGTGTACAACAGTGGCGTCCTGTATTGCCAAGATTGTCAGGACACGAACTTTACAACAAAACTCACATAAAAGGATCACACGCATACATCATTAAACCCTTAGGTGCCACAAAAATGGTGGACTGGGTTTGGAACGTTGGTGCTATGAGTCCTGATTTAGCAATGAACAGCACTGCCATAGATTTACGTTACACATTGACTTCCTTTTGTAGAATAAATCCTAGGTATTGGATGGAAAGTAAAAAAAGAAGTAAAAATAGTTTTTGTAGACCTAAGAGATATAAAAATGACGTTTGATAAATTACCTATTGAAGGCGACTTGCCAGTAAACAAACAAAATATTATCTATTTTAGTTGCAATCCGAAATATTGGGTCGAGTATGGACAATACTTGGCAAAAAGCACCTTGTATTATAATCATCATCAAGTTCATGTACACGTTCACATCATGTATGAACAAGAAGAACACAATCCAAAAAATTATATTTCCGATCCCGGCATCACATATACATTTGAAAGACATCCTAAAGATTTCTATGATCAATTTAGGTTAGATACAAAAAATTCCTTGTTTGCTCGTGGTATGGAAATTTGTAATACAAGACAGCACGAAGAGTTAAAGCAGAAAATTTATTGGTCTAGCCGTAGATTCATGATAATGGACAAATTGTTTGGGACACATCAACACGTTTTACAATTAGACGCAGATGGACTGTGTAGAGTAACATTTGCTTTACATCATTATCAAAGAATTACAAAAACACCTAGCGCCATGCGTAAACCAAAGGAAAGAACCGTTTACATCGCGAGTTGTTTGTCTCCTGGTATAGGACAAGAAGGTGAAAGATTCAAACAACACCTAGCACAACAAATGACTATGGCTTTTCAAAGACCAATTTATTGGTTTGTTGACCAACACGTGCTGAAACAAATTTTTGATGCTTGGGATGGTACACCTATACACGAAATTCCATATGCATGGAACAGTTGGGGACTAAAATCAGGTGGAGAAATTTTTAGTACAGCCAAAGGCACTAAAAAATACGGAACGAGATATAAAAATTTAAAATACAATTGGTTTACAGATAGACAAAAACTAAAATTTCATAAAGACAAAAGGAAAAAACATGGAAAATCCTAAAGGTTACATAATCTATCTGCCTAATCATCCTTATTCTGTTGAATGGGCCAACGAAGCACTTGCATCAGGACGTGCTTTTGGTTGGAACTTGGAACTTTACCCTGGAATAGACGGACGCACAACAACTATTGCAGAACACAAATTAAAATTTTATACAAGAAGCAAAAAAAGTTTAAGACTTATTGAAAGACCAGGCACATTGGGTTGTTTCTTAAGTCAATATTCGTTATGGTATAAATGTTTAAAAGAACAAAAACCTATTTGCATATTTGAACATGATGTTTTGTTTAAAAAACCTTTTTCCTTGCAAGAGGATTTTGATGATGTATTGAAATTTCAAGGATTTACTCCTGCGAAGAAAAATGTTATCGGACAATGGTGGGAAGGTGCAAGAGCATATCTTTTAAAACCAGCAGGTGCAGGAAAACTTGTACAATGGGTAAAACAGAATGGCGCCATTCCAGCAGATTGGGCCTTGAATGCATCTATTTTAGATGTAAAATTTGACAAGGGCAACCAAGTATCATTTTCACAAAAAAGATTTAGTTTCACAAAGGATTTAAAATGAAAAGATTAATATTTCAAGTAAGTGTGGGTAAACCTAGCAAGTTATATCAAACTTGTATCAACAGTGTTGCAGAATATTGTAAAAAATATGCAATAGATCACATAGTTTTAACAGAACCGAAACTAAAGATAAGACCAGATCCTTCTAGAACAGGTAGAAGTTTACAAGCAGTGGAAAAATTAGGTTATATGCCTATCTACGAGAAAGAAAATGCTTTTGAATATTTCGATAGATATGATCAGATCGCCATAGTGGACAGTGACATATACATAAAATCAACTGCACCTGATATATTTTTAGACTTATCACAAGATTATGACTTCGGTGGTGTTGTTGAAAGAGAACTACCACTAAATCACAAATACAAGAATAAAATTACAAAATATTCAAGAAGTGCTTTCACTAATCTAAAAGATGTTGACTGGCGTTGGAATAATTTAGGTGCAGAATTTTACAACATGGGACTAATGGTGATGAATAAATCATTCGCTAAATATTTGAACGGACAAACACCTAAGGAATTTATTTCCAGACCAGAATTTAAAGATTTTGTTGATGGTGTTGGTTTTTTTAAATGGAGCACAGATCAGATGTTGCTGAACTGGTTTGTGAAGAAAGAAAAAATGAAATGCAAAAACATGGACTGGCGTTGGAATTCATTGTATACCGCAGTTGAAAAACATAAACAGAAAGAAAGTTACTTTGTCCACTTCTTTTTAAGAGATCACTTACCACAGCGTGGTGAAAACATCGAGGAGATATTGAAAAAAATATGAAAAATATAATTTTACAACATTGGACAGGAGAACTAGGTCCTCTAGAATTGGCATCTAAAGCAAATATGGAAAAATATGCCAAACAATGTGGCGCTGAATATGAATTAATTCTAGGCAATCAGTTTCATCCAAAATTACATGGATGTTATCAAAAATTAATTATGTTGGACAAAAGATTTGACAAATATCAAGATACGTTAATGGTAGATTTAGATATGTTTGTAGTAAAAGATGTGAAAGATAATGTATTCGATGTGCCAGGAGTTGGATTAAATTCAAAAGTACAAAAAGATATTTTTAAGGCTATGTGTAAAGGTAAAAAATATAGATCAGTGACGGATAGGAATGGTCCTTTTTGGGGTGGAGCATTTTGGAAGTTTACCAATGATCAAAGAAAACAATTAAGAAAATTTATAGTGGATAAGGAACTGAAAATATTTAATAAAAACTTTAATGATGAGGGAGCAATTCACAGATTAGCAACTCTAGCCGGCTTAAAACAAATAGATGTGCCAGAAGAATGGTGTTGGGGAAATTGTTTTCCTGGATATGAAAAAGCAAAAATGATACATATCAGACATAAGTTCAAATACGTAGGACCAAAAGTTCCTAAATTAGAAGTTTTTGAAGCACTGAAAAAAGAAGGAATTTTCGAATAATCATTTGTGCCGACGATGACAAATAGTGGCACATAAATATTTGCCTACAAGGAGTTATAATGAAAATATTAGTCACAGGCGCTACCGGATACATTGGTGCTCACTATGTTAAGGTTGCGGCGGACCATGGTCATGAAGTAGTTGCCACTGATTTTAATTTTAATCAAAACAATATAGAAAAATATTCATCACAAATTATTGATTGGGACTTTCGTAAACCTTCTCCAATGAAGATGTCGTTTGACAAAGTAGTGCATATTGGAGCAATGGGTTCAGTTCCTTTATCAGTGAAAGATCCTTGGTTATATTATGAAACAAATGTAGTTGGTACAAAAAATGTAATTGACTTTGCTGAATGTGATCACTTTGTTTATTGTTCTACTGGTTCGGCATTTGATCCTGCCGCATCACCATATGCCACTACAAAATATGGTGGCGAATTACTAACAAAACAGTTTAAAGAGAATCACAGTCTTGTTAGATTCTATAATGTGTGTGGTAACAACGGATTCAATAAATTTGATACGAAATATTCTCATCTGATAAGAAAAGCCGCGGCGGTGGCTAACGGTAAGTTTGATACATTAGAAATCTTTGGCACTGATTATGATACTCGCGATGGAACTTGTATTAGGAATTATACTCATGTTGTAGATATTGTTGATTCTCTACAAAAGGTGGTAGAAAATAAACCAACTAAAGTTATCGATTGTCTTGGATCACCAGAAGGTGTATCTGTTAGGGAAGTTATCGATACGATGTGTAACGTATCAAAGAAAAACCTACATATCATCGAAAAAGAAAGACGACTAGGTGACATACCTGTATCAACTGTGCCAGATAAATCAATTCACTTCAAGCAAACTAAATCAGTTGCTGATATGTGTATCGATGCTCTGGAGCATGAAGTATGACGTTATGGGAAAGAATGTTGGTAGACATCCGGTCTGAATTTCAAAATAAGAAAAAATTCTTACAGCATAAAACTATTTCTAAAACAATCAGTCCAAATCAAAGAAAGAATACATTGATCCATTTGGATTACGTAAAGAAAAACGAATATTTTTCCAATGAAGTATTACCTAAAGTCCTAGATTCAACAGTCGGTGGCCCAAAACTATTCCGAGGAGTTAGTCAAGGGACTGCTCAACATTGTCATTACTTAATGGTGATGCTGGAACATCTTGGCTTAAAGATTACAGACTTTAATCACATATCCGATATCGGTGGTGGGTATGGTAATTTTTATAGAATGGCAAAGTTATTGGGATATAAAGGAAACTTTGATATAGCCGATTTTCCAATCATGCATGAAATACAAGAATATTATATAAAGCAACACAATCTTGATCTGCCAAATTTTATTGGCATAAGCGATTTAAATCCAATTAGTAAAAGTATTCTTTTTGGGTTCCATAGCATTAATGAAATGCCTCTTTCTGATAGAGATATCCTTGAAAAAAAGTATTATCTATATGACCATGTAATGATACTTTACAATAGTGAATTTGACGGTATTAACAACTTTGAATATTTCAGTAGTTTAAAAGAACGCATGAGCAAAAATTTTACAGTGAATATAATTCAAGCACCATTGAAAAGTAATGGCGCTTTTCTTATAGCATCTAAGAAAGAGGTATAAGTTTTGGAAACACGAAACCCAATCGATTTATTAACTCACAAACGATTTGACGTTGTTATAAAATATCTGTATGCGTCCAATTTATCAAGTGGATTTTTTAAAAATGCTTACAAAGAACATCTAGGCATTTGGAATGGCTTTACAGAAGATAAGCGAAAAAAGAGTACGTTTGAAGATTTTGATAATTCATTTATATCGATGATTAACAACAAGGTCGATGAGCCAGTTCCAGTAAATCCTGAAGGACATCTCGCCAATGGTGCTCACAGATTAGCCGCCGCGTTATATCGTCAAAGACCTATTAATATTAGAAGTACAACTAAAAAAGAAAATTATCCTATCGAAGCCGATTATAAAGTGTTTCTAAGAAAAGGGTTACAAAAGCATATCTTAGGAAGGACTGCGTTAGAGTATGCAAAACTTAAACCCAACACTCATGTCATATGTTTATTTCCCATCGCTCATACACGTATGGATGAAGTAATGAATATAATTGAGAAACATTCTAATATATTTTACACATCATCGGAAGGATTATCCGCACCAGGACAAATTGGTTTAATTAAAGAAATATATCTTTCTGAGGGTTGGGTCAGTGAAAAAGGAATAAGAAAAAAATGTCAGCAGTGTTTTAGAGGAATGGCTCAAGTAACTTTTGTGTTGATAGATGCAAAAAATCTTGAAACTGTTAAAGAAATGAAAAAAGAAATAAGAGCATTATTCAAAGTTGGCAACCATTCTGTTCACATTAATGACTATCATGTAGACACAGTTCGAATTGCAAAAACAGTATTCAATAACAATAGCATACATTTTCTTAATAACAGAAGAGACGTATTGTTTCCTAATTACAAAAAACTGATGAGTGGTAAAAAGCCAGATAATAATACAATTATTACTGGTTCGACTGTGTTATCGCTATACGGTTTGAGAGATTGTAAAGATGTAGATCTCATTTATTTTAATAATCCACCTGTTGACTCTCATAATCAATATTTGGGCAACCTTTATAAATTAACTTTAGATGCCATTTTTAACAATCCAAAGTATCATCTATATTACAATGGATTCCAATATGTGTCTCTAGATGTAATTAAAAATATGAAGAAAATGAGAAATGAACCAAAAGATGTGATAGACGTAAAATTAGCAGAGGAAATAAAATGAAAAATTTAATTTATCAAGTATGGGCTGGTGACATGAGACCTGGTTGTAGGTACAGTGAAAAACTTTTTAGACAATATGCAGAAAGAGTTGGAGCAGATTACAGATTAGATATAAGTCCAAATATTGCCAGCAAGTATGTTAAAGGTAAAAACGGTATGTATTTTGAATGGTTAAATCCTATGTTAGATGATTCATTTTTAGAATACGATAAAGTCTGTGTAATAGATTTAGATGTCTTTCCAGTTGAGAATTTGAATACAAATATTTTTGACGAGCCAATTAAAGACTTTGGCATCTGCACAGAGCCTTTCCAAGGTAAGTATCGCGAATCTACAACTATAGGTAAAAACATAAACAAGAAGAGTGATGAACGTTGGGGTCAAGCAGTTAAATCAAAATACGGTGCAACTATGCCTAGAGATGCCGACGGTCATCTCAAAGTATACAATGCTGGTATGGTGATGTTCACAAAGAAAGGAATGCATCTTGCTCGAGAAAAATTTGTACCTTTTAAAGAATATATGGATTACATTAAATCCTGTGGTTTAGGTAGATTCTATAGAGTGGACCAGAATTATTTTCATGCTATGATGGTAACTCATAGTGAATATACTGAAATGCATAATGGATGGAATAATTATATTCACGGTGTTGCTGGCCCTTTAGCATTACAAGATGCAGTTAATGATAGTAGAGACTCCTCTACTAAATTTGTTCACGTTCAATTACGTGGCGCAGATTATTTTAGTGACGAACAACTGTATCATATTACTAATTCAGCAAGATCAAAATGGAAAGTGGAAGGTATATCATGATATTAGCAAATCTTAAAGAAGCAACAAACATTGATGAGTATCAAAACTCGTTAAAACAACAATTACAAAAAGCACATGGAGAACAATACACAGATTACCTCGACGAAATTTATAAATTAACAAAAAACTCTCAATCTTATAGAGAAATAGGCACATATCAGGGTGCTTCTACATCTACAGCAATGATGAATAAGATTCCATATGTTGAAACTATTGACCTAGACTTTGTTCATATTAATCCTCACAAACATATTTTTGAAACACACGCACAACAAAATCAAATAGAATTTAAAATGATTCAATCTGATTCGTTAAAATATAATATAGATAAACCAACTGAGGTGCTTTTAATAGACGGATATCATAATCCAAAACACATAGCAAAAGAATTAGACAAATATTCTCCGTGGACAACACAAACTATTATTCTACACGATACAACATTATTTCCAAGATTATGGAAATCTGTGCAAAATTTTTTATCCTCTCATCAAGATTGGAAACTTGTTTATAGACACACTCTAAACGCAGGCTACACAGTATTAGGAAAGAAATAAAATGAATTTAAAAGAAATTTTTATAAAAAACAAATGCGATAAGGCTACAAAGCATAGATATTATGAATTGTATGAACAAGATTTTAATGAATTTAAAAATAATGAAATTAACATATTAGAAATTGGCACTTTCAAAGGTGAAAGTACTCAATCCTGGCTTGATTATTTTTCTCAAGCAAAAATTTACACAGCAGACACATTTGAAAGAGTATCTCCAGAAAAGGTTCCTTCATTAAAAGATAATCGTGTACAATGGTTCAAGATTGATAGTACTTCATTAAACTGTAAAGAAAATTTTAAAAATTTAAATATTCAATTCGATTTTATCATTGATGATGGACTACACACACCTGAAGGACAGAGATTGACCTTTGAAAATTTTATTGACTTTTTAAAACCAACAGGTTCATACTATATTGAAGACGTATGGATGCTGAATAGAAATAACAATATGTCACATTGGTGGGTTAAAAAATATCCAAACGAGTTTACACTAGAAAAATATAATCAATTATTAGAATCTATTAATAAGTTCAAAGTTACCGAATATGATTTTAGCAGTAAAAAAATTCCTGATAGTTTTATTCTTAAAATTAACAAATGAAAGCATACATAATTACAATAATAAAAAATCATGACAGTCTTAATCACGCTGAAAATTGTCTACAAAGTATTAGAAATACCGACAGCGAATTAGATGCACAAATATATCTTGCAAGTACTCCGGAAAATATATTTGATGTGAATTGGACCTGGCCATTAGACGGCAAAAAAAATTGTACAAAGACCAATTTATTCCTTACACCTTACAAAACTGTAGACAACAATAAAAGAATAGCCGCGGCACAAAGCCACTATAGACTTTGGAAACAGTGCATTCATATTAACGAACCTATTATGATTCTTGAGCATGATGCTTTATTCACACGTAAATTTCAAGCACCTGATACAACTGACGAAGTGGGGGCATACAGTATAAATGATCCTAGAGGTGCAACGTTCAAAGCAAAGGATTATCACAATAAATTGAAAGAAGGATTCAATGAAGTACCTTGGGTAACCAAAGATCATATTCCACAAGGTATGCCAGGACACAGTGCGTATGTAATAAAACCTTGGGCCGCAAAAGAGATAGTGGACAAGCAAGACGACATAGGTTGGTGGCCCAATGATGCCATAATGTGTAGACAAATATGTCCATGGGTCCGCGTGTACAAGCCATATTTTACGACCACGCAGGGTATCAAATCTACTACTTCTAAATAATCCACTTCATAAATAATTTTGAAATGAAAGCGGGAAAAATTTGGGGACAAACTGAATTAGTACACAAGAATGGTGTATTAGAATTTCACAGAATTGAATTCAAAGCAGGTGCAAAATGTTCCGAACACAAACACAAATTTAAATGGAACGGATTCTTTGTTGAATCAGGAAAAATGATTGTACGTGTATGGCAAGATGATCAAGAAGGATTACTAGACGAAACAATCCTAAATGCAGGTGACTTCACAACAGTCAAGCCAGGAAAATTTCATCAGTTCGAAGGTGTAGAGGACGGAGTTGCTTTCGAATTATACTGGGCAGAATTTAATCACGACGACATTGACAGAAGAACTGTTGGACAGAAAAAATGAAAATCTTTGTAGGGTATGATACAAGAGAAGACATTGCGTATCAGGTGTGTGAATATTCAGTAATCAAACACAGCGACAACGTTGAAGTTATTCCATTAAATCAAGACAGATTAAGACAGGACAAGTGGTACTGGAGAGAATTAGACAAACTTGCATCAACAGAATTTACATTTACAAGATTTTTAATTCCAGCACTAACAAATTATAAAGGTTGGGCGTTGTTTTGCGATTCAGATGTTGTATTTTTAAATGATGTAAAAGAATTATTTGATCAAGCAGATGACAAATATGCTGTTATGTGTGTGCAACACGATTACACTCCAAAGCCTGGAATAAAAATGGATGGACAAAAACAAACAATTTATCCAAGAAAAAATTGGAGTTCTGTTGTTTTATGGAACTGCGGACATCCGTCAAACGAAAAAATTACTGTGGATTTAGTTAACAATCCTAATTATGATGGCAAATACTTTCATAGATTTAGTTGGCTTCAAGACGAAGAAATAGGAAAACTTTCACACGAATGGAATTGGTTAGTTGGTTGGTACAAGGCGCCTGAAGACGGAGAACCCAAAGCACTGCACTACACGGAAGGTGGTCCATGGTTTAAAAATTACAGACATTGTGAATACGGCGATGTTTGGAAAAATTACCTTTCGGAAATGATGAAAAAATGATATGCATTACCACTTTGACACAACAGACGAAACACTTAAAGCCTGGACATTGGGACTCGGCAGTCATCCATTGCCATGGGAAGTCATCAGAAAATCTGTAAAAGAAGATTCAGTTAGTTTTCGAAGTTTAGCCAAAAGAAAAATAATTAAAGAATGTTGGAAGACTGGTAGACCATTCTATTACATAGACACTGGCTACGTTGGCAATTTAATCAAAAAGAAAATATTTTTTAGAGTTGTAAAGAATAACGTGCAACACTCACAAGTTTTCAAATGTCCAGACGATCGTTGGAAAAAAATTGCAAGGATATCTCCAGAACTAGATTTTGTAGAATGGCGTAAAAATAATAACGGAAAAATATTACTTGTAACGCCAAGTGAAAAGCCTTGTAAATTTTATGGCATAGACAGGAACCAATGGGTGGAAAAAACTATAAAAAAACTAAAGCAACACACAGACAGAGAGATCATAATAAGAGACAAAGAAAAACGCCATGCCAGAGTTGGTGCTAATTCTGTTCCTTGGTATCTTATTAAAGAAGGAATTTACGCATTAGTAACATATCAGTCCATTGCGGCTATCGAAGCCATTTGCACTGGAGTACCTGCATTTACAGAAGAATTGACTGCGGCTGATAGTGTTGCTTGTAATGATTTAAGCAAGATTGAATCACCAAACTATGCACCAAAAGAACAAGTTAAGGAATGGCAACACTGGTTGGCGTACTGTCAATATCATTTTAAGGAAATGCAAAGCGGCGAGGCAGTAAGAATAATGAAAGAATATGGATTGATGTAATGAACGGTTATAGAGTAGTATCATATATGAAGTGCATTCCACCTGGAAACAAAAAAGCACAAAAGCCATTGATTATACGTAATTTTATTGAGGGTGTTAATCGTCATGGAAAACAATTTGGTGACCAAGGAGTAATTCTTAATTCATGGACAGTTGTAGATGCAGATGTATCTGTAATACAAGGATTTACACACGAAAATTCACAAAGACACAGACATCTTATGTTGCGAAAAGCAGTTTACGAAGGACAGCAACGCAGAGATAAAAGATGCATGATAGTAGATAGCAGTTTATTTTTGTATGCTGATATTACACAAAGTAGAAATTATTTAAGATATGGATATGACGGAATTTTTCCTAACACAGCAGAATATTGTTGGGATAATCCTAATCCACAACGTTGGGAAAAAATTAAAAAAGATTTGAACATAGAACTTAAACCGTGGAGGCTAGGTGGAGGTCAATACATTTTAATTTGTTGTCAAAGAGATGGTGGTTGGAGTATGCAAGGTATGAGAGTAATTAATTGGTTAGATCATACTATAAGATCCATTAGAACAGTAACAAATAGACCAATACGTGTAAGATTTCATCCTGGTGACAAAGGCGTTCAACGACATCAACAAACGATTATGAATTGGATACACACAGGTGATTGGCATTATAAAAATGTAGAGATCAGCGGAGCAAAAGATATAAGAGATGAATTTGCTCATGCCCACGCAGTGGTTGGTCACAACAGCAGTCCAACGGTGGCAAGTGTGATTGAAGGCATTCCTACACTAGTTACTGATCCTGATAGAGCACAAAGCAAAGACGTTGCATTACAAAGTTGGCAAGACTTAGAAAAACTACAACCTTTCGATAGAGAAAAATGGATTCAAAAAATTGCCCAAGTACATTGGACACTAGACGAAGTTAAAGATGGTTTAGCATGGCAACATTTAAGGAATTTTGTAAAATGATAACAGTACTGACAACTTTCCACAAAGAAGGTTTGGAACAATATGGACAACGTTTCTTAGATAGTTTTGCTCTGAGAGTAGACAAAAGGATTCAGATGTTGTGTTATGCAGAAAATTGTACACCTACAAATCCTGATGCACAACAAATAAAAATTATAAATCAGACGGAAGTGCAACCATTAATGGATTTTAAAACACAATGGGGTAATGTGCCAAAAGCAAATGGTGTGTGTCCTTTTCCAGAAAAACGTCCAAGAGATCATCATAAAAAATTTAAATGGGACGCTGTAAGATTTGCAAACAAAGTTTACGCAGTATTCGACGCAGTAGAAAAATTACAAAATAATAATTGGGTAGTATGGATGGATGCAGACACTTTTGTACATAACGCAATCACCTACGAACAGTTTCAAGACTTATTGCCTAACGATAAATGGATAACTTATGTGGGCAGAGGTAAAGGTTCACAGACATGGCCCGAGTGTGGCTTTTATGGTTTGAACATACAGAATAAAACTTGTAAAGACTTCACAGCAGAATTTAAACGTATGTATGATGAAGCAGAAAACGGAATCTTTAACTTAATAGAGTGGCATGATAGTTTTGTATTTGGACACGTGTTGCAAAAATACAAATTAAAAGACAATAATTTTTATGATTACTCTGAAAATATTTACAACAAGACAGCAAAGTCTGGTGGAGGAGGACATCCTTTAATTAACAGCATATTAGGAAATTACTTTGACCATATGAAAGGTGCAAGAAAAAATTTAGGAAAAAGTAAACGCAGTGACTTGATAAACGTGAGGGGAGAAAAATACTGGAATGAAATTTAGTATGTTTACAAAACATGGTGCGTTAATAAGTCCAGCAGTATTTGAGGCTATAAGAAAAGGATTGACATTGCAAGGACACACTGTTACTGAAAATGAAATGAATTGTGATGTGCCTGTCATTTGGTCCTTATTATGGAATGGTAGGATGTTACGTAATAAAATTGTATGGGACGAGTTCCGTTCTAAAAACAAAAATGTCCTTGTGGTTGAGGTAGGTGGCATACAAAGAAACAATACTTGGAAGATTGCTCTTAATGGCATAAATCGTAGTGGACAATTTGGTCCTAGCAATAACACAAACGAAAGAGCAGTAAAATTAAACTTACAATGTAAACCTTGGCGTACAAACGGCGATCATATTTTACTTTGCCTGCAACACGACAAAAGTGAACAATGGGCACAATGCAAACCATTACTAGATTACACATTAGATACAATTACAGAATTAAGGAAATACACAAATAGAAAAATTATTGTGAGGCAACATCCTAGATGTCCTCTTCCGCAATTTCCTAGATTAGATAATGTAGAATATCAAATTCCTGCAATGGTTGAAAACACATATGATGATTATGACTTAAACTTTTCAAACGAGTGGGCAGTAGTAAGTTGGTCAAGCAATCCTGGTATACACGCAATCTTAAATGGAATACCTGCTTTTGTTGGGCCACAGAGTCTTGCTTATGATGTAGGAAATAAGGATTTCAGCACTATTGAGTCGCCAATTATGCCAGATAGAACACAATGGCTTAATGATTACGCATTTACTGAGTGGACTGTTGAAGAAATTGCCCAAGGCACGCCATTTTCTAGATTGACTTTTTAACCAAAATCCAATATAATAATGGTATGCATATCATTACCATCGAAGCCTGTTTAGAATTGATCGCAGGGTTATCCGAAACAAAGATAACTAAACCTTTCATTATTTTAGATAGAGACAAAAAAATTTTAATAGATATTGCTAAAAAAGTATTTAAAGGTTATGCACTAACAGATAGACAGTACGAAGTAGTAAAACGTATCCTAGTTACAAGATATCATTCACAATTCAAACAAAGAAAAATAGATATACAGAATAGTGCTAATCAATTAAGACAGCCATTACGTGTTTTAGATAGAACAAAATATATACGAATTGAAGACGGTAGTGATTATCTAGATCCGATCTGGGCAGGATATACTCCAAAGAAAGTAGTTGTTGTGCGATTTCCTTTCAATATGATTTTATCTAAATTAGTCAACGACACAAGAAAATTATTTCCAGATTTAATTTCAAGATTCTATAATCAAAGACTTAAAGACAAATATCTTTTTCCATTTAACGAAAGAGTCATTTACAAATTAATTGGTAGACTAAAAGGCAGAATGACTGAAATAGATAAAGATTTGTTGGATATATACAATAAAATAGATACAATGCAAAAAGATCCGGACAAATACATTCCAGGAATATACAATAATAAATTTTCTAATATATCAAATACTATTACAAAAAAGTATACTGACCTATGGGGCGAACCTACAGTAGAAAACCTTTATAAGTTTTGGGATAGAAGACAACACATGGGTATTAAAAAAGTTAATGAAGAACATTTGCAATCTTCCTATAAAAATTTATCAGTGCTTACTAAAAAAATTATAAAACGTAACCAATCTTTTATAAACATAGATACAAGCAAATGGAACTTAACACACATGGTTGAAACTATTCTTGAACTGGATAGATTTCCGTTATTGGTAGTTCTGCCACATAATGATTTTGCTAGTTTGGAACTATTATCCAAAATGCATAACCTATTAAAAAATGTTGTTGCTTCAGAAGAGGTATCTGTGATGCATAGACGTAAGGCTGGTACCGATTCTGGTAAAAATTATAATGAGTATGTACATGAACAAAAAATTAACAATGCTCTTGCAAAAAATACAAAAATAGTGTATATTACTAATAAGAAAGTTCCGAAACCTTTGGTAAAATCGGATTGGCGTCCTGCAACAGTAATTTGTATGGATGATTCAAGAAGTTATTCTAAAGTGGATTCTTTTATCCATGAATTCGATTTGGTGTTCCAGATCAATGGACAAAATAATTATTGGAACAGTGTACACTATGATACTGAAACAATATGAGATGTAAAATTATAATCAACGACGAGGTCAATGTAAAGATCGAAGGACTTCCAGTTGAAATAAGAAGAAAAATTGCAAACAAGATGAAATATGAAGTTCCATATGCAAGATACTTGCCTCAATATAAATTAGGCAGATGGGATGGTAAGGTAGGATTCTTTGGTTTAGGTGGTAATGGTTATGTCAATCACCTTGATACAATAATAAACATATTACAAGAGTCCGGCGTTGAGATTGAAGAAATCGATGACAAAAGACAAAAAGTAGATTTACAATTTGACAAAATAGATAAAAATTATTTTGCAAACAAAACATGGCCCAAAGGTCATTTATGTGAAGGACAAAATATTGAACTGCGTGACTACCAAGTCGACGTTGTAAACAATTTTTTAAAAGAACCACAGAGTTTACAAGAAGTTGCCACTGGTGCTGGTAAAACAATCATCACTGCTTGTCTTTCAAGTTTATGCGAAAAGTTTGGTCGTACAGTGGTTATAGTTCCTAACAAATCATTAGTTACGCAAACAGAAGAAGATTATGTTAATGTAGGATTAGATGTTGGTGTATATTTTGGAGACAGGAAAGAACTTCACAAGACTCACACAATTTGTACATGGCAAAGTTTAAACATTTTAGATAAAAAAGACAAAGCAGGAGAATCTACTTTGAGCCTTGCAACATTCTTAGACGGAGTGAAGACTGTAATTATAGATGAAGTGCATCAAGCAAAAGCAGATGTGTTGAAAAAATTACTTACACATCATTTAAAAAATTCACCTATTAGATGGGGACTTACTGGCACAGTGCCTAAAGAACAATTTGAATTTCAAAGTATATTAGCAGGTATAGGTCCTGTTGTTAATCAAATAAGTGCAAAAGAATTACAAGACAAAGGTGTATTATCTAAATGTCATGTGAATATAGTTCAATTACTAGATACCAATGTTTATAAAAATTATCAAGAAGAATTAAAATATCTAACAACAAACAAAAAACGTTTAGAGTATATGGGAAAACTAATAACCAAGATAAGTGCTACAGGTAATACATTAATTTTAATTGACAGACTTACAGCAGGAAAAGAATTACAATCATTGATTCCTAACAGTGTTTTTATACAAGGGGAAACAAAACTAGAAGATAGAAAAGAACAATATGATGAAGTTAGCAGTGCCAACAACAAAGTTATAATTGCGACATATGGTGTTGCGTCTGTAGGAATAAACATACCCAGAATATTTAATTTAGTATTAATCGAACCAGGTAAATCCTTTGTAAGAGTAATACAATCCATTGGAAGAGGCATTCGTAAAGCCAAAGACAAAGACTTTGTGCAGATATGGGATATCACTTCTACTTGCAAATTCGCAAAACGTCATTTAACACACAGGAAGAAGTTTTACAAAGAAGCAAACTATCCTTTTACAATAGAGAAACTAGACTGGGCATGAGAGAAGATTTAATGGTACAACAACAGGTTAAGAGTAAATGGCAACACATGGTTGGCGTGATCTGTTTGAATCAAACATACAGGAAACAAGTTAAAGATGTACTGCCTAAGTTATTCAAACGTTATCCAAATGCTGTTAAATTCATAAGGGGAAGAGTAAAAACCCAAGAAAGAATTTTGAAACCACTTGGTATGTGGAAAGTTAGAGCAAAAAGATTAAGAGGCATGAGTGTAGATTTTTTAAGTTGGAACGGCAAAGAAGCATCAGATTTATATGGAATAGGCAAATATGGCAGTGACAGTTACAAAATATTTTACAAAAATATAATTCCTGCAAACGTGCAGGACAAAGAATTAAGGAGGTATATAAAAAATTTATGAGAATAGGAGCCGCACAGATACCTGTAACAAACAATGTACAGGAAAATTATAAGAATATAATAGATGCTTGTGATTGGGCAGTAACAAACAATTTGGATTTATTGCTAACTCCAGAGTGTGCTTTAAGTGGTTATGACACAATGTCATGGAACCTGAACACTTGTGGTCCAACAGAAGAAGCAATGGAAAAATTAAAGGAGTATAGTAAAAAGACTGGATTAGTAATAGCAGTAGGCACTCTTTGGATATATGATAAAGATAAAAAAGTAGAAGGAAATTTTAACAATGGTATACATCGAAACCAACTAACTTTCCTTCAAGATGGAGAAGTGGTTGGTTATGTTGGAAAACACAACGTGGCACAGTGTGATTACAATATTGAGCCTGAAGATAGATCTCAAACAATCAAAATTAAAATTAATGACGAAGAGTTAAACGTGGGTGTGCTTTTGTGTAATGACCTTCCTGGAAATTGGTGGGACGGTGGAGATAACTGTGCAAGGAAGTTGAGAATCGCAAACGTTGACTTAATTTTATTTGCAAGTAATTCAGCAAAAGACCAAGGCGATCATATTAAACCAATGTACGACGATATGCACAATGCAATGTTAAGGATGGCGGCGTTTGGAACTAACTGTCCGATTATAAGTGTTGACAATCCTATAAACATAGACGGACTGGACGTTCACCAAGGTACATCATTTACATCAGGCATACATTTACCATTAGAATCATTATACAAGGCTCCAGCAACAGGCACAAAATATTTTTACTATGATACAAAAGATAACAGTTTTGGGGAGAAATAATGAGAATACTTACAGTAGACAATCTAGCATATGACTTGAACAAGTTGCCTGAAACTGTGTCAGACGACATGGCTTTCAGTGTGCTTGACAACAGCAATCCTAAAGAACCAGACTTTTTCTTTATACCTTTAATCTACATTGAATCTTTCAGTGCTCCAGCGATTGTGTTGGAGATAGGTGGAAAAGAAATTACAATGCCTTTGGATTGGAGCCTTGCAATAGGAGATTTAGAAGACAGTAATACTGTTGACGTTGTCCCATTGACAAGTATCGCTGACAGAGGCTTTGAAGCATTTATATTCAATCCGTTAAGCAGTTTCAAGGCACAATTTGCTCCTGTAAATGTAGTCAATTTTTACAATGAGGTCAAATGGTACTTTCCAAAGATGAAAAATAATCAACTTATAAGCACACCTATAACAGATGGTAAAAATCCTGATTGTGCATTTTTTGTAAAAGATATTTCAAGACAATGTGAAAGTATAGAATATACTGAACTATTGTAATGCCGAAAAAGAAAAAAGAACCTAAAATGATTTATGAAAGTCCAGATGGAGGTGCCACTGTGTATGCACGACCTATTAATGGCAAGGGCGAACGTATATTGATTGAAGAACCAATTTTTCCAGATTGGTATTTGAACGAAGTTGAAATATCCGAAATAGTAGATTACGCAAACGAAGGAAACAAGACTTTACAAATACAGTTAAAGAAGTTAAAATTAATGTATGATTTAATTAAGGAAAACAGATGGTAAGCAAAATTAACAAACTCCCTTTAAAAGATGTGTTAGCGGCAATGGACATGAACGCCAAAAATGTATGGGACGAGTTATCAGATGATGAACGTAAACAGGTGTCTTTTTATTTGCTTAATAGATATGCAAGTGCTGTTAAAGGCAGTAAACAAGACAAAGAATTACAGATATTAAAAACAAATCAGTATTACAATAAAAACTTTTTTACACTTACAAAACATAAAAAACTTTTATGGTATCTACTTTGTATGACTGCAAATGAAAAGAAAAGTATTAGATATCATGAGTGGATTGGATATAAATTTAAAGCAAGTCCGGGTACAGCAAAGGCAATAAAGTTCTTAGAAAAACTATATCCAACTAAAAAAGCGGATGAAATAAATTTACTTGCGAAAATAAACAGTGCAAAAGATTTAAAACAATTAGCAGAAGACTTTGGAATGACGAAGGAGCAAATTAAAAAACAATTATGATAGAAAAGTTGTTTACTTGTCCATATTGCGGTGCAAAATTTACTAAAGAAAAAACTTTAGCAGTGCATATGTGCGAACAAAAAAGAAGATTTCTACAAAAAGATGAAAGAAGAGTACAACTAGGATATCAGACATTTGTTAGATTTTATGAATTATGTCAGAAGGCAACAAAACCAAAGACATATGAAGAGTTTTGCAAGAGTCCTTACTACACAGCATTTGTAAAGTTTGGAAGTTTCTTAAGCAATGTAAAGCCTTTGTATCCAGCAAAATATATAGACTATGTTGTAACGAGCGGAGTAAAATTGGATCACTGGTGCAGAGAAGAAATGTATCAAAAGTATGCAATTGATTTGATACTGCGTGAAAAAGTTGAGGCGGCAATGGAACGTTCAATTAAAACAATGATGGATTGGGGTGATGAAAAGGAAGCACAGTGGAGCGATTATTTCAAGTATGCAAGTCTAAACAGAGCAGTAATGGATATTAAAGATGGGAAAATAAGTCCATGGTTAATACTAAATTGCAAGACAGGAAAAGAAATGATTGGTAGACTAAACGATGAACAACTACAAATAGTTTACAACATCATGGATCCAAGTCACTGGTCTTTAAGATTTAAAAGACTGCCAGCAGATGTAGAAATGGTCAAAGAGGTTACAAAGGAGGCGAAATTATGATAAATGAAAATAATGTAGTACCACTATTCGGCATACCTTTATGTCAAACACAATTAAAAGAATATAAAGAAAGCGAAGACTTTATAAAAAATAAAATTAATTACGTAGAAAGATCTCACAAAGTTTGCTACATTTCAGAAGACGACTATTTGTTAGACAAAGAAAATTTATTACCTTTAAAGACGGAAGTAATGGAAAAGGTAAGTGAATTTTTACATGGTTACCTTGACGTTCATCCTAAACACAATTTTGTTATGACTACAAGTTGGAGTAATAGATATGAACAAAATCATTTTATAGATCAACACTATCACAGCAATAGTTTATTCTCTGGTGTATTATTTTTAACAGATTGCAAAGACACAGCAAATATTGTATTTCACAAAGATAAAAATCACAACAACATTTTTACTGATACAGTTAGATTAGATCACAAAGACGAATTCGATTACACAAATAAAAGAAGTTATCTGTTTCATCAACCACAAATGGCTGTATGTCCTAAGAAATGGGATTTGATAATGTTTCCTAGTTTTTTAAACCACAGTGTGAATGTAAACACAAATCCAAACGAAAAAAGATACACCCTGTCTTTTAATGTATGGGTAAAAGGTGAAATAGGTGGAGGGCATAGTAAATTAACATTATGATAGACTTAACGATAGGCGCTGATCATAGAGGTATGGAACTTAAGGACCAAGTGTCCAAATGGATATGTCCGATTGATGAATGCATGGACGATATTGTGACGTTTCATGACATAGGCATCTATGAAAACAAAAGAACAGATTACAACGACATAGCCAAAAAAGCCTGCAGATTTTTGGACAAAGATGATAGGGTGATTTTATTTTGTGGCAGTGGTTTCGGTATGGCAATTCAGGCAAATAGATTCAAAGGTGCAAGAGCGGTAGTATGTTTTGACGTCTTTGATGTGGAACAGGCTAGACAACACAACGATATGAATGTATTATGTATTGGTGCAGACTACACAGATTTTGATACTGCAAAATATATGATAGAAGCATTTTTTGAAACAAAATTTTTAAAAGGTAGGCATACAAGGCGAGTAGAAAAATTAGATGAAGACACAAACACAAATTGAACAAATTTACAAAAAACTAGGCAATTACTGGCCCAAGTATTCTAACAGAAAGCCAGCGGCAAAAATACACAAGGAAGCCTACACTAGTTTAATAGGCGTGATGCTTTCAGCACAAAGCCAAGATAAAAGAACTGCGATTGCCTGCAAACAATTATTCGCTTTAGCAGATACTCCTGAAAAAATGATTAAACTTTCAAGAGAGAAAATAATAGAAGCAATACGTCCTGCAGGATTGCACAATGCAAAATCAAAAAATATACTTGCAACAAGTTACAAACTGTTAATGGAGTATGATGGAAAAGTTCCACAAACACAAAAAGAACTTATGGATTTACCTGGCATCGGCAGAAAAAGTTCTGACATAATGATGAGATTCGTTTGGGGTGCTCCTAACATAGCAGTTGATACACACGTGTTTAGATTACTATGGAGATTGGGTTGGACAGATAGTTTAGACGAAAGTAAGAGTGCTGTAACTGTGAATGACACAACTCCTGATCAATACAAATATGCGGCTCATATGCAATTAATTACTCATGCAAAAAGAGTGTGTACAAGTAAAAAACCTAAATGTCATATATGTGTTATAGACGAAGAGTGTGATAAAAGACACGTTGACGTTCCTAAATCTAAATTGAGAGAGGTTGTAAATGCCTGATATAGACATAGACTTTGCAGATAGAAATGATCTACTAGACAAGTTGAAACACAGAGTAGCAAAATTAGACAATGGAAAGAAACATAACACTGGTGTTTATTTTACAGAAGTTCCTCATGATCCGGCTACAAATCTTAGTACTTTGGATTATGACACAGCAGAACAAAGAAAATATTTTAAAATAGATTGTCTAAACGTAAGCATTTACAAAGATATAAATGATGAAAAGCATTTAGAAGTTTTAATGAACAAAGAGCCGGTTTGGGAATTATTAGAAGCACAAGACTTTGTAGACAAAGTGTTTCATATTAATGGACACTCGGAAATATTAAAAAAACTTAAACCAAGAAACATAAAACAACTAGCGGCAGTATTGGCAATTATAAGACCAAGTAAAAGATATTTGTTGAATGAGTCATGGGATAAAATTATGAAAGAAGTTTGGATAAAACCAACCGACGACAAGTACTTTTTTAAGAAGTCCCACGCAACATCCTACGCAGTAGCAGTGGTTGTTCATATGAATTTAATTTGTGAGCAATTAGAAAAAAATGAAAAGCAAAGCACGTAGAAGTTTAGCAAAAACATTATCATGGCGTATACTTGCAACAAGTGATACGTTTGTTATTTCATGGTTAATCACAGGAACATTGAGTATGGCTGGTGCAATAGCAGGCATAGAAGTTGTGACTAAAATGTTTTTGTACTATGGACACGAAAGAATTTGGAATAAAATTAAATGGGGAAAAGACAAAACTGATCATCCAACATATGTATTTCCTTATGAAGATTGGAAAGTTAAAAGGGTAAAAAGTTATCTTGATAAAAAAGGCAACAAGCGTCTAGCAAAACTTTTATTTGATTAATTACTTAGGTTTTCGAACTAATTGAACAGACTTTCTTTTACTTCTTTTCATTGCAAGATTTGTTAAACTTGTCACAGGTCCTATCTTTACCTGTACGTCTTTGGTGTTCATTATCATCATAATAGGTTTAAATGTTTCCATTTCTTGACGTAAAAATATTCCTATTGGTATCATTCTGTTGGATTCAAACCACCACGTTTTACACAAATCTATAAATTTTTCCTTATTCTCGGAATTAGGTATGTCGGTGAATATGAACATACTGGTAATCGCGTTGTCCTGATTATTGATGACGCCCACATATTCCTGCCCACCGTATTCTACTACGGATATGTAAGGATAGTTCTTCTCTATGTCGTCTAACAGCATTATAAAACCAATAAATACATTAAAATTATTAAAGATTATGCAACTTGTGCCAAAATATTTATTAAATAACAGTGTAAGCCTGATAGCAAATCTGGCTGGAGAAGTAACGGAGTATAGACCAGTGTACACAAGAGATATTAATGTTGTAAGAGGTATTGATAACGCAATTCAGTTTAATGTACTGAATGCGGATCAAAAAGCAGTATCAATCCTAAACACATACACACCTAAATTTAAATTATACGATGAAAACAACAGATTGTTAGTTGAAAGAGACGGCACAATAATCGAGACAGCAACGACGAAGAAAGGTCATTTTACAATAACAATAACTGAAAATGATCTTTTGAATGTTCCAGCACAATATCTTTCATACTCTATATTCTTAGAAAACGACAGCACAAATGAGAAAACTTTGTTAAGTTCAGGAACAAATTTCAACAACAGAGGCACAATTAAAGTGCAATCAGAAGAGTTTCCAGGACCATTAGCATCTGTATCTGTAACAACATTTACTGAAGATAATCCTTCAAGTGGTATTTTTATTTCATCAAGTGTAGATGCTCAACCAGGCATTAATGGTAATTCTGCATTACATACAGCCGCATATTATCTAGACAGTGCAGTAGGAACTATCATAGTTCAAGGCACACTAGATACAAATGCTGGCACATCTAACTGGAGTGATTTGGATACTTTCACAGCATCCGCTTCGGACAGTTTGGTATACAGAAACTTCAATGGTGTGTTTAGTCATATCAGATTCAAACATACACTTACATCTGGTAGTTTATCCAAAATCCTAGTTCGAAATTAATTGACTTTTTAACCAAAAGGTTATATTATTAGTGCATGAATATTGTGTTCGATGCATTACAAATTTACTTGCCAGCAAAACGTAAACAAACTCCTAGTGGTTGGTTGGCTTTCAATGCCCCTTGTTGTGAGCATAATGGAACAACTCCAGACACAAGACAAAGAGGAGGATTGATTGCAAATGCAGATGAAGGAGTAAGTTTTCATTGTTTCAACTGCGGATTTAAAACAAGTTGGAGAAATGGTCGAAATCTATCTTTTAAAATGAAAAAATTTATGAGATGGCTTAATGTTCCAGATGACACAATAACAAAATTAGCATTACAAGTCTTACAAACCAAAACTGATGAGACTGGACACAAAACATTTATAACACTTCCTAAATTTGTATCCAAAGAACTTCCAGCAAAGTCTAAGCCTATACATGAATGGGCAGACTACAAAGCATTAGAGCCGGGTGGTATAGACAAGGACTTGTTCAAAGTTTTAGAATATATTGCTTCCAGAAAATTAAATTTGAATGACTATGATTTTTATTGGACTCCTGAATCCGGATACAGAGATAGACTTATTATTCCCTTCTATTATAGAGAGAAAGTTGTAGGATACACAGCAAGAAAAGTTGTAGAAAGCAAAGTAAAATACTTGTCTGAACAACAACCAGGATATGTTTTCAACATCGATGAACAAACAGATGATAGAAAATATGTGGTTGCTGTAGAAGGTCCAATTGATGCTATTGCCATAGATGGAGTTGCATTACTAGGAAGTGAAATAAAAGAACAACAAACAGCACTTCTTAATAGTTTAGGGAAACACGTGATAGTTGTTCCCGACAGAGATGAGGCAGGTCAAAAACTTGTCTATGATGCTATGGAATCTGGATGGAGTGTTAGTATGCCCGATTGGAGTCAAGATATTGGAGATGTGAATGATGCCGTGCGTAAATATGGTAGACTGCATACTTTATACTCGATTGTAAAGAACGCTGAAGAATCGCAACTTAAAATAAAACTGAGGATGAAAAAATGGTTTATATAAAGAAAGTATTTTCTTTTATATTCTGGCCTATAATCAAACTTATAGATCATATAAAATACAAAAAGAAAATTAAAGAATTACAAAAAAGAGATCCGTTTATATACAAATGATAGTTTGGGGAGTAACAGGAAATAATCATGATGCCAGTTTGGCTGTCATGGAATGGCGAGTACAAGGTTTAACTGATCATTATCACCTAAATTTAAAATGGGCAGGTATGTCAAAAGACTTCAGTGGTATTCCAGGAGATCCTACTCTGTGTCCTAAAATGATGGCTTTCGTAAGATCAAATGCTAAATGGGCCTTCCCTGCAAAAATTTATTTTTATGAAAAACCATGGAAAAAAACTTTAAGACAATTGAAATCAGGACAAGGTTGGAAGTGGAAAGAAAATAATATAAAAAAATTTTTATCTAAATCAGGAGTACACAACATACCTATTGAGTATGTTGATCATCATGAAAGTCACGCCGCTTACGGTTACTATACATCACCATTTAGAAATGCCGCTGTCGTTGTGCTTGATAGTATAGGAGAGTTTGAAACGTTTACTATATGGCACGGTCAAGGCGATCATATTAAAAAAGTTTATACTCAATCATATCCGCACAGCATTGGATTATTTTATTCTGCTATGACACAAAGAGTAGGACTTAAAGCAAATGCTGAAGAACATAAATTTGAACAACTAGCCAAAAAAGGTAATTGGAGAAAGAATTACAGACTGTTTATGGAAGAATTAGTTGAATCTAGATTTCCATTCAAAACACATTTCAATTTCCATAGAGGTTGTAATTGGTGGAGACCAGAATTAAATTCAGAACAAGACATGGCAGACATTGCCGCTACTACACAACACATTTTTGAACAGGTATTAATGTGTGCAAGTTCTTGGATACAAATGCACATCAAAACATCTAACATAGTTTTGGTTGGTGGTTGTGCTTTGAATAAAACAGCACGTACAAAATTGGAATCGGTTTGGGACGATATATGGGTTCCAAAAAATCCAGGAGATCCTGGCAGTTGTGTTGGGGCAGTCCTTGCCAAATACAACAGACACATTGACTTTCAAGATAAAATGTGGTATAATAAGGAACATGGCGAAACAGAATAAAGATTATGGATATGACATACAAAAGTTGTATCTAGAAATGATGTTGGCGAACGCAGAAACTTTTGTGCGTTGTCAGTCTATATTTGACTTTTCTTTATTTGATCGTAAACTTCAAGAGACAGCACAATTCGTAAACAAATACGTAACTGAATACAACGCACTTCCAACATATGAAATGGTTAACAAATCTTGCAACGTAGATTTAAAACAGACTGAACAACTTACTGAAGAACATTTTGATTGGTTGCTTACAGACTTCGAAACTTTTATAAGACACAAAAGTTTAGAAAGAGCGATATTGAAATCTGCTGATATGCTTGAAAAAGGTGAGTATGGTCCAGTTGAAGACTTGGTCAAAAAGGCAGTACAGATTGGATTACACAAAGACTTAGGTACAGATTATTTTGATGATCCTAAATCAAGATTAATGGGATTGAAGAATCAAAATGGACAAGTCAGCACAGGTTGGACAACACTAGATAAAAGATTGTTTGGTGGATTTAACAAAGGGGAACTTAATATATTTGCAGGTGGTAGTGGTGCAGGTAAAAGTTTATTCCTAGCAAACTTAGGCTGTAACTGGGTACTCAACAGCATGAATGTTGCGTATGTGTCTTTTGAATTAAGTGAGCCACTTGTTAGTATGAGGATCGATTCGATGCTAACTGATATTCCAACAAAAGAGATATTTAAAGACTTAGATGGTGTAGAAATGAAAGTTAAACTGCTTGGCAAAAAATCAGGAAAATTACAAATCAAATATATGCCTAGTGGTAAAACTGCAAATGATTTAAGAAGTTGGATTAAAGAATATGAAATTAAAACTGGAACAAAACTAGATGTGATACTTGTAGACTACTTAGATTTAATGATGCCAATTAATAAAAAAGTAAGTCCAAGTGATTTATTTGTAAAAGATAAATTTGTATCAGAAGAACTTAGAAACTTGGCTATGGAGTTAAATGTTATATTTGTAACAGCATCACAGTTGAACAGAGGTGCAGTTGAAGAAATAGAATTTGATCACTCGCACATAGCAGGAGGTTTAAGTAAAATACAAACTGCTGACAATGTGTTTGGTATATTCACAAGTAGAGCAATGAGAGAACGTGGTAGATATCAGATACAACTTATGAAAACTAGAAGTTCTAGTGGTGTTGGTATGAAGATTGATTTAGAGTTTGACGTAGACAGTTTGAGAATAAGAGACCTTTCTGATGATTCAGAATATCAAGAATTTGATAAACGTAAAAGCACAATTTACAATTCATTAAAGAAAACTTCGACAGTCACAGATGACGCAGACACTAAGGCACTTACTCCCCCAGATCCAACAAAAGGTGACACAGTAGGCAGAATAAAAACTGATACAGATGGAACTAAATTAAGAGAATTCTTAAAGGATCTTGGAGAAGATGGATAAAGAATACAATAGAATTATACTTCCAAAAAGTTTAGACGAAGGAACGTCATACAGAACTGCCACTTGGGTAGCAAACTCAATTCATAGAAGAGCAGGTATACCAGTAGTGTATGGTCATCTTGAAAAAGAAACAGATATCAAAAAAGGTGACTTGGTAATACTAGGTGGAGTTGGTGGACACGATACCGGACTTAGATTACATCAAGAACTAGCAGAAAAAAATATTGATTACTTTAATGTTGAAAAAGGTTATTGTAATTGGTGGAAACCAAGATACTGGAGATTAACTTTTAATGAAAATCAAATCAAAGAAGTAAAAGGCGAATGGGATAACAAACGTTTCTGTAAATTCAATATGCCTTTACGTACAATGAAGAAAGATGGCGAGCAAGTTTACATAGTTGCTCCTAGTCAAAACGGATTAGACATCTATGATATTAAGAAAACTGTTGATCAATGGATCGACGAAACAGTTGCTGAAGTTAAAAAATACACTGATAGACCAATCAAGATTAGGAAAAAGGTCAACAAGAAAGCAAGAGGTTCTAGAGGATTTTGTGATACATTGGAAAACATTTATTGCGTAATAAGTTTACACACCATGGCTGTTACTGAAGTGTTGCGTGAAGGAATACCTGTAATATCTTTAGTGCCTGGTGTATTAAAAAATTATAGTTCAAGTAAAATTTCACAGATAAATGACTTGTATTACCCTAGTGATAATGATCGTGGTAGATTGTTTAATTGCTTAACAAACATACAGTTTGAAAATGCAGAATTAATGGATGGCACAGCATACGAAACTATGGCTAAATTCTACGACATAAACATTTTACCAAAATAGTTAATCCTATCTTTTGAAAATCATAAATATTGTTTTAGGCAGAGAGGCAAACAATGAATGATTTAGAAAATATACAAAGGCTCACTGAACGTTTTAAAAGGCAAATGCCCAACGGTGAAGTGTACCAAAAAAGACTCGCAGAAGAATTTGAATTAATATTAAAACAAAGATTCACAGAATACTTCTTAAAAATTTGCGACATCATAGACATAACACAAGATATCAAACACATGACACGAGGATCTGCAGGATCATCTCTCGTATGTTACTTGCTAGGAATCACTGATGTAGATCCAGTTAAGTGGAACATACCCGTTGCACGTTTCCTAAACCCTTTACGTGATGATTTACCTGATGTAGATATAGACTTCGAACACTGGCGACAAAAAGATGTCATGGAACGTATTTTTAAAAAGTGGCCTGGTAAGACTGCACGTATTTCAAACTATGTAACTTATCAACCTAAGTCAGCAAAGCGGGAAGCGGCTAAACGTTTAGGTGTAAAAGGAAACTTGCCACGCAATTTTAAATATGAAGATTACAATGTAGATCCTATAGAAGCCAAACGTATTGAACAAAAATTATTAGGAAAGAAAAGATGTATATCTAAACACTGTGGTGGAGTAATAATGTTCGATAGACAACTTCCTAAAAGTTTAATTAGCGAAGACAATCAAATACTTTTAGACAAATACGAAGTGGAAGATTTAGAACATTTAAAAGTAGACATACTTGCAAACAGAGGTTTGAGTCAATTATTAGAAATCGATCCTGATAAAAATTTAACAGACTATCCTGAAGAAGATGAAGCAACAGCAAAACTTTTAAGCAGAGGTGACGTGTTAGGAGTAACACAAGGAGAGTCACCAGCAATGCGTAGATTGTTTAGAGCAATACAACCTAAAAGTGTATTAGACTGTGTGTTTGCAACTGCTATGATTAGACCTGTTGCACTTACAGGAAGGCAAAAAGCATCAATGTTCAATGACTGGACTAAAGACGGAGTACAAGATAGTATTGTATTTGAAGATGATGCTATTGAAATTATTTCAGATATAATTGGTATCGATATGTATGAAGCAGATATGTATCGTAGAGCATTTGCAAAAAAGAAAGATGAAAAAATTTTAGAGTTTGTTGAAAAATTAGGAAACCATCCTAAGAAACAAGAAGCAATAGATACTCTAATGACACTTTCAGGTTTCGGATTATGCAGAGCACACGCAGTGAATCTTGGAAGATTAATTTGGGCATTAGCATATCAGAAAGCACATAACCCTAAAAGATTTTGGGAGGCTTGTTTGAAACACTGTGAAGGTTCATATAGACGTTGGGTATACAACACAGAAGCACAAAGACTAGGAGTAGACAATGAACCTGGTTGGTGGAAAAGAGGTTTCATTCCTAAATGTAAAGTTGCAACACAATATTTAGATTATGTAGAATTTGCAGGAGTAGTTGCAAACGGTAGAGTGTTCAGAGGCAACAATGGAAAATATATTACATTTGTAACACTAGGTATTGGTCCAGGAGAATACATAGACATCACAGTTAAAAAACCTTTTGGTTATAGAGATGGTGATGTAATTTCAGGCAGAGGCAAAGTAAGACATCACAACAATTCTGATTATGTGGAATGCACAGATGTTAAACTTCATTCATTCGAGCAGTGGTTGACGCAGTAATACCCGTAGGCGGAAAGCCAAATTTCCGCGAAGCGGTACGCAATTTTTAAACCGCGAAGCGGACAGCAAAGCGATTCGGTAAGCAGGTTTTTTATATGATTTTTCTTTTGGCGCCTTTACGTTTGACGTCTAGTGTGCTACAATGTATTCCACCTTCCCAAAACAAATAATGGCGCTGTTGCACTACGTGGCAGTCTATATGCAAGGACTTCAGTTTTTCAAACAGTTTGGGTATGTGTCTAGCAAACACAATGTTGTTCCTGTCTATGATCAACACATTGAGATCAAAACAAACTTCCTGGCTGTAACCTCTCCAGTTCTCTAGATACTTGTCCAACCAAGCAACATCCATCTTGTTGTTGGCTTCTGTGTAATCCTGCACGTATCTATCCATCTTTAGTTCCGGCAGACAGTCGCTGACATCTATCAACTTCTTGTTGTGCAAACACTGTGGCACCCAGTCCATGCCTGCGTGTATCACAGTGTCGTCATCTATCATTATAAAGCCGTGGTCGATGTGTCCGAATCCTTTGAAACGTGTGCCTGTGTTTGGATAGAAAGCAAACTCCGGCAGTTCGCGTTTGCACCATTCCAATCCTGTCTTGCTACCTGGACCTTCGTGATTCACAATGAATGCATCTCCCGCCTTCAACATGGTGGCTGTGTGCCACAACACTCTGTCGTGCAGTGTGTCCTTGTATGTCCTGTCGTTGACGAACCAATCGTCCTTTGTGTTGAGATTTGTCAACATGGGTGCCGGTTGGCTTACCCATCTATATCCCTGCTGGAATAACTTTTCAAATATGGGATAGTAACTGATAGCATCGAAGTATCTGTCTGTGTAACTGGTGTAAGTCTGTATGATGTTCTTGCCCATCACCATCAATGCATCTCTTGGCACAACGGGAGCGATAGGCAGTTGCACATCGAACTGTGGCATCTTCACACTGTCGTAG